GGCAGATCGTGGTGAAATCACCGACGACGGTGCGGGTCAGGGTGGCTGCGGTGTGGACGTGGACGTGTTCACCGAGGTGCACGTCGCGGTCGAGGACTGCGCCGGCTGCGATGACACATCCGGCACCGAACGTGCACCCAGGTCCGATGACAGCTGAAGGATGCACGAGGATGCCCGGATCTGTGCGGGCCTGTGTGACACGCTGGCGGGTTTCGCCGTCGTTGATGCCTACGAACACTTCGACGTTCGTGGCGGGCCTCTCAGCGGTTCGGCCGATCACGCCGGGTAGGTCCGTGTTGTCGTCGAGGAACCCGACGAACCGGCGGTCGGGTGACGCTTCGACGATCGCGGCGAGGTCACGGCCATGACCGCCAGCACCGACGATCACCGTCGGGATCACACCTTCCACCCCGGCGAGCCCATCCCACCCTCGACACCCACATGCAAACACCGCGGCGAATCATCACGGCCACCCCACACACCAAACCCACGATGCGCCCAACGGGCCGTCAGATCGACCTCCACACCGCCACCACCACGAACCACCGCAGCAGGCATCACCGACGGGTTCAGGCTGAACATTCGCTGTGTGAACAGGTAACCGTCCCGCACCTCGTAGTCGTCCTCGTACAAGTGCAGGTAGCCGTCCGCTGCCTGCTCCTCCGGCGACCACGGCTGCCGATACAACGTCATCTGCGCCAGGTGCTCGCGGTCCACCACATCGGCCATCGACTCGAGGTCGACCGGCTCCACCAGCTGGAAGTCCTCCTCCAAGTGGAAGACGTGGGTGATCTCAGGTCGCACCGCAGACCACGCCGCGGACAGCGCCCCAGACAGACCACGCCGCTCCTTCGACCGGAGCACCGTGTCGAACTCGTAGCCGCGGGACGTGCCACCGCAGTCGTCGATCACGACCCGCTGCTCAAGCCGATCCCACGGCAACATCTGCTTGGCGAGCTCGATCGTCGCAGGCAAGTACAAGTCGCCGCGGTGCGAGGTGACCGTCAGAGCGAACCGGCGGCCGCTCACGCTGCGACCTGCCGGCTGGCGAACGTCGTCTCATCGGCCCGGTACGCAGCCTGCATCCGCGGCGTCAACGACTCGAACCACTCCGGGCCCGAAGTCGCATCACCCTCAGTGGTCGTGTTCCCACCACCGTCGAGATGATCGACCAGCGCGTCAGCCACGATCCCGTACGAACCGCCCGCCGCTTCGATCGCCACCAACAGATCGGTGTCACCGAAGAACCAGGCCAGGTCAGACGGGAACCGGTAGCCGTCCAAGAACTCGGAGCGGACCATGAACGCGAACCCCGGCAGGCCGCCCGTGCCGTCGTACCGGCCAGCGCAGATCCCCTGCACCGGCAACGTCCCACGGCCAGACCGGTTGTCGTAGTTGCCGCCCACCGCAGCCCACGAACCCTGACGCAGCCCACGAGACAGCCGCTGCAAGAACCCGTGACCCACCAGCAGGTCGTTGTTCAGGAACGCCACATCCACCGCGGCGTGCCGCTCGCGGGCAGCCTCAATACCGGCGTTCCACATCTCATGGATGCCGCCAGCAGACGAAGCGTCGAACACGGTTGCCATGCCGTTCCCGCCGATGCGCGCCAACCACTCGACCATCGCCGGATCAGACGATCCGTTGTCGAAGATGAACAGGTCGTCGTACCCGCCGAACGCGTACAGCTGGCCGACGAGACGCTGCGTCATCTCCAAGTTGTCCCGCACCGGGATCACCACCGACACGGCCGGCGAATGGTGTGCACGCTGCTGATCGAAGAACGACTCGTCGATCCACACGCCGCCCTTGTGATGCGACACCACCGTCGACGTGTCGACCAGCACCGGCACACCCATCTGCATGAGCCGCCAGCAGAACGACAGATCCTCGCCCATCCAGTCGCCCGGATCGCCGCCAGGCTGCTCGACGTTGTCGAACCACACGTCGCCGCCCTCCGAACGAATCCGATCGAGGACGCTCCGGTGGATCAGGATGAACGCTGCGCCGGCCCCAGCGACAGTGACGACCGTGCCACGATCCCACTCGTAAGCACAGTCGAAACCCTCACCCCACGTGTACAGCGTCGGGAACACCGACGTGCGCATGGCGTGAGCTGGGCCGTGCCCTGCGCGGAGCACACCGAAGCAGAGCGCCCCCACAACCGGGGCTGTGTCCGGGTCGGCGTGGACGAGGAGACGGTCGATGCTGTCGGCCTCCCAGCCCATGTCCGAGTCGATGAAGCACAGCCACTCGGCGGCCGAGTCGTCGAGGAACCGGGCGACGGCCTGGTTGCGGCCGCCGGCCAGCCTGCCCGCACCGGAGATGGTGGCGGAGAGGCCGGTCCGTCCGGGGTGCTGCAGCCGTGCGTTGTGGGTGGCGTCGTAGGTGACCGTCTCGACCAGTGACGCTGAGAACGATTCGGACACTTCGCCGGGGTGGAGCCATGCGATCTCGACGAGGCCGGTGCCCCGCTCGGGACTGTTCACGGCCCGCAGACCCTCCCGCCAGGTCACTTCGACTTGCGGGTCGTGCGCTTCTCACCGGGGGCCGCCGTGGCAGCCTCGACGTTCGGCGCCTCGAAGAACCGGCGGCACGCACGCACCACCTCAGCATCAGCCGGATCGTCGGTGTCATACAGGTGCGACGGGTCCAGGTGGTAGTCGACACCGTCAGCGATGACGACCTGCGACTTCTCTCCACGGACGCGGTACAGCATGAGCATCTTTCTCCTTGTGTCGGGGATGGCAGCAGGGGGCCGACCCCGAAGGGCCGACCCCCCCCCACCAGGGGGTTCCTCAGATCAGAGGACAGCCGTCGAGCTGGCGTTGACCAGCAAGACGAAGGCGTTGTCGTTCACCGAGTCGGCGCCCACACGGCTGTGGGTCAGCCAGCCACGCGACCCGTTCGGCCGGCCGGTGGACGGGTCGAACAGGTTCGGGATGAACTCGACGACGGTGCCGATCCGGTCGACGATGTAGTACTGGCTGAAGTCGCCGTACACGATGGCGTTGTTCGTCGCCGTGTTCAACGCAGCGGTCATGCCCGACGCCTGGTAGACGGGCGTGTCGAGCAGCCGCGACGCCGCACCCTCGGGGAGGGCGACGGTCTCGGAGTACAGCGACCCGGACGTGCCCAGGGCACGGATGTAGTCGTTGTACGCCTGGTTCATCACGAACGACGCACGAGGCTTGTACCGGTCACCTGCGTGGCGGCGAGCCTTGAACACGTCAGCCGCGGCGATGGCACTGTTGGTCGCCATCGTGGTCTGACGGGTCGACGAGGCCAGCGCACCTGCGAGGGCGGTGACGATGCCGGTCGGCTGACCGGAACCAGAACCCGTCGCGAACGCGGCGGCCTCAGCATCATCCTTCGCCTGCATGAACTCGGCGCCGATCTCAGCGCCGGCGCCGGTGATGTCCTCGTAGCCCTCGAAGCTGATCGGCACGAACCCCTGCAGCTTGTGGGGCAGGATCTGCGGGGCGCCGAAGGTCGGGGTGTCGTCGGACACCACCGCCAGCTCGGTGTCCCACGACATCGTGATGCCACCGGAGGTGACACCGTTCCAGTTGTCCCCGGTGATCGACTTGATCGTGGAGATCATGCGGAACGGGTTGGTCGAACCGGCAACGGTCCAGATGACGGACGGGTCGAGGAACGTCGGGATGGCGTAGCCGCCGACGCTGTCGGTGAGACCCATCGTGCGGGCCTCAGCGTTCGCGAACGCCCACGCTGAGCGCTCCTCGTCGTCCATCATGATCTCTTGGCCGAGGCTGGCCTTGCCGAACGCACGCTCGTAGGCGGGCGAACCGAAGGCGAGGACGTGCCGCGGGAACTGGCGCATCTCCGGGCTGCTCGACCGGGCGATCCGATGCTCGACGGCCGCCTTCTGGTCGCCGTCGAGGTAGTCGACCTTGTCGACTGCACGCTTGGCGGCCTCACGGTCTCCGATGCGCTTGCGCTCGGAAGCGTCGAAGGGGTTCACATCGCGGTGGAACGACGGGGCCGAATCGGCACCCGACTCGCGGAACGCCTCACCGCGTGCGATCTGCACGGCGGCAGCAGCCTTGCGGGCCTCGATCTCGATGCCCTCAGCGATCATGGCGTCACGCAGCCACACACCCTCGGTGAACCGCAGCGACTCGTCTTCGGTCATGGTGCGCGTCTCGGCGCTCTCGTCGAGCGCACGCAGCTCGTCCTGCAGGTAGGCGACCTGCTCGCGCAGGCTTTCCAGGTGACTCATTGGTCTCTTCTCCTTAGAGGAAGATGGCCCGGAGCGCCCTTTGGCGCTGGGCTGGTGTGAGACCGGTGAAGTGCTCGTCGGGTGCGGGGTCGCCGGTGGTGGAAGCGAGGCCCTCGAGATCAGAGTGACGCTGCGCGTCGGGGCTGAACTCTTCGGGAGTGCTGAGATCGTAGAAGTGGTCGGTGAGGCTGCGAACCTTCGCGGTCGCCGCCTCATACGCGGGCCAGATGACGGGGCCGAACTCGTGGAGATGAACTTCCCTGATGGTGCGTTCTGGCAGCCCCGTGGGGTTGAAGTCAGATCGTTCGGGACTGTCGACCCACTCTTCACGGGTCACGTTGAACATGAAGGAGGCGCCCATCGCTTCGTCTCGAAGGGTGGGCAGTAGTTCACCCATCACCTTCGTTGACGCGATCAGGTCTACCTCGTAGTAGGGGCCGAAGTCGTCCTCGCGGATCAACCGCGGGACGCCGACGGGAAGGCCGAAGTCACGGTTGTTGCCGTGATCTACGAGTACTCGAACCGGAGTACCGCGGTTGTTCAGCGTGCGCTTGAAGGCGCCCTTGGCGATCCGCTCGAGGAAGTCGCCCTCGTGGTACGAATGGATCTCGGACCACTGGTCGAACACGGTGAAGTGGCCGTAGAGCACACCGTCGCCGGGACCGTCGCCGTTGTCTTCGGCGCGTGTCTGCTCGCCACCGGTGCCGAGATGGACTCCGGGCTGGTAGCCGCGGTACAGACGCTCTCGCGCCTTCGTTGGGATTCGTGGTGCGTCCATCAGCCCTCCGAGGGTGTGGGGGTGGCGTCGGGGGCCTTCATCGTTCCCGGCGGCTGCAGCTGCACGCTGTACAGGCCGGAATGCTTCAGCATCGAGTAGTCAGACGCGGTCACCGCATCGACCACCGACGTGGGCTCGTAGCCGGCGTCGATGTACGTGCGGATCGTCTGCGCCATCACCGACTCGATCTCGGCGGCGTCCTTGCGGTCCTCGTGCAGGAACGCCACATCGCTCGCGTCATACCAGAGCTGCGCACCAGCAGGAACATCGACGATCCGGCCAAGGCACGAGCAGGCGTCACGCCAATGCGGGCGGGCATACCCGTCGCCGAACTGGCGGCGAGCCATCCCATAGTTGCCTGTGTTCAACGACGACCCCTGCAACCCCTCAGCGATCTGCAAGATCACCGCCGGCACACGAGACGCAACAGCGATGCGAGTCTCACCGCCGCCCTGCACCGCCTTGAAGTCCAAGTCCTTCATCGACATCGACAACGGCACCGGGTCCGCGCCACCGGCAAGATGCAACGTCGACCAGGCGTTGCGCGCCCCGGCGTTGCCCTTCTCGAACGCGTCAGTCACCTTCTGGAACTTCTCAGCCGACATGTCCGGATACGTGATCGCCAAACGTGGCGTCGCC